TATGACCCAATATTTGGTGTAGGGTCTATGTCACAATTGTTTAAAGAGGGCTTGATTAATTTGCCATATGGTAGTGCAGATTCTGAAGTTAAGAGTAATATATATCGTAGACAGTTAATTTATTTTTCTTCAGCTGCTAATAAGGCGAAGAGCAATAAAGGGTACAAGTCAGATGTTGTAATGGCATCTTGGTTTCCTTTAAAAGTTGTTAGAAGGTTAGGAAAAGAACGATTGGCTGAGGTAGGATTAGACTATACACCTAGTTTTGGAGAATGGGATATAAGCGATATGAACGAAAGCCCTTGGGGATAAAATGACACCTGAAGAAATACAATATGCAATAACTAATTTGCACTTTGATAACCAAAGTGCTTATTCTACTAGAGGTCGTATTCGTGCAATTATGAATGGTGGACCAGATGGCATACAGGCTTTACTTGGTGACCAACTACAAGGATTTCAAGATTGGCAAATACCTGTACCAAACTTAATGATGTCAGGTTTAGAACACTTATCACAAAAAATTGGTCGCATTCCTAACTTAAAAGTAGATGTACCTAATGGTAAAGACTCTGATAGAGCTAGAAATAAAGCAGAAAAAATTGCTCGTATTGTTACAGCTTATGATGACACACAAAAATTAGATTTACAAATGCCACAAGTAGGTAGATGGCTGCCTGGTTATGGTTTTGCTGTATGGGTTATTAGAGAAAAGAAAGGGCCTGATGGTACTCCATATCCTTGTGCAGAATTGCGTGACCCTTACAATTGTTTCCCTGGTTACTTTGGTGCAGACCAACAACCAAAAGAAATGGCTATTGTTCGTAGAGTTCCTAAAGAAGCATTAGCAAGAACTTATCCGAAATTTTCAGACAAAATTATGTCTAAAGATGGATATGAAACTAATACATTAGGTGTAGGTAATGCGTATGCTTCTGCTTATACAGATTCTTACAATGGTTCTTGGGCTAACTCAAATGGCGAAGGTGACTTAATAGCAGAGTATTACAACGAAGAAGGAACATACATATTCCATATGACTTCTGCAACTATTCTTGATTTCATACCAAATCCATTAGATAGTGGACCTGCTTTTGTTATTGCAAAGAAATTTGCTTTTGATAGATTGCAAGGACAGTATGACCAAATTATAGGCCTTATGGCCTCTATGGCAAAGATTAATGTGATGTCAATAATAGCTATGGAAGATGCTGTATTTACAGAAACAAACATATCTGGTGAGATAGAATCAGGACAGTATCGTAAAGGTAGATTTGCTGTAAACTATTTATCTCCAGGTACACAAGTTAGTAAACCTGCATCAAATGTACCTTATCAAATCTTTCAACAAATAGACAGAATAGAACGACAACTACGAGTAGGTGGTTCTTATCCTGTATCTGATGATTCACAAAGTCCACTTAGCTTTGCAACAGGTAGAGGATTAGAAGAACTGGGTGCAAGTATGTCACTTATGATTAGAGAATATCACACAGTTATGGCTGATGCTATAGAAATGATTGATAGCAAAAGGTTAGAGTGGGATGAAAAAATGTATGGTGGAAGTTCTAAAGAATTATCAGGTTATTACAACAATCAATTTTTTAATGAAAAGTACAATCCAGATACAGACATCAATGGTGCATATAAAACTAGAAGAGTTTATGGTGCTATGGCTGGATATGATGAACCACAGAAAATTGTTACAGGATTGCAATTGCTAAACGCAGGTATTATTGATACACAAACATTACAAGAAAACTTAGATGGTTTAGATAATCTAGTAAGAGTTAACGAAAGAATTACAAAAGAAAAAGCAGACAAGGTGTTGTTTGAAACATTATTAGCACAAGCCCAACAGGGTGACCCTAAAGCAACTATGGCTGTTGTGCAGATAAGAAAGAATCCAGATGATATGCAAAATATCTTAGATAAATTCTTTACTGCAGAAGAACCAGAAATCCCTGTGGATGAACAACAATTGCTTGGAGGTGAGGCCTTACCACCACAAGGTCCACCACCAGGCATTAACCAAGTATTACAAGGACTAGGTGGATAATGAACATAAATAGCGAGTTTGCAGACATAGTACATAATTCACTAGGTGAAGTAGATGAGATTGGTGATGATATATTATTAGAAGAAACAATTCTTTCACCACAGGTATATCACGACCAAATGCCACCATTAGTATTTCCATTTGGTTATATGATTATTAGTTCTACATTTATGTTTTATGATGAAGAGGAAGAATGACTAGAGCACCTAAAGTTAACAAGACAATGTTAAATGTTCCACCAGCAGCTAAAAATTTTGTAGACAATACAAAAATGGCCTATGGTGAAAAGACAGCTATGAAAAAATTTATAGATGATGCTCCTAAAGTTAACAATGAAATAGTTACACAAACAGCTGCACCACAACAAATACCAGTTGACCCTGGTTTACAAAAACAATTAGACTTAGATACTTTTGCTCCAACTAATAAACAATTTGAACCAGTAACAACAGGCATAGGTGGTAAGCCAAGACAAATGGACACTACTAGAGAATTAATAGTAGAAATGTACAATTTAACAGGTGATATAAACTTAGCCAGATTATTGAGATAATGTCATACTCTATATTTGACAGCGATATAGCAGATGATGAAGAAGCTAGGAAACAACAAGATAAAGTAAATAAGCCTTCTTTAACAACAAAAGAAATGGCACAACAAGCTGCAGTTATAGCAGATAAGTACCCTACATTACCAGCAGGAGCTGTTGTAGGAGCTGCTCGTTTAAACATATCACCTGATGACCCAAGACTTAAACAAATTGTTATACAAGATTCTATTATTAAAGAAGAAGAAGGTGTTGGTGCTGTTAAGACTGCAACTAATTTTGTTAAAGAAAAAGCTAAATCAGGACTACGAGGATTATTTTTAGGGTTTCAATCAGCTTGGGAAGAAGGCCTACCAGAAAAAGTTAGATACTTAGAAGCTAGACAACAAGGTATGTCACACGAAGAAGCTAGTGCAGCAGCAGAAACAGAATTATTTAAAGCAGGTATTACTGGTAAAGGTGATTTAGGTGATGGTTTATTTTTAGGGAGCACAGACCCTACAACAACAGATGAATACAAAAACTTAGTTGAATCAGGTGTTAGTCCTGTAGATGCTAGACAGTTTGTACTAGATAATATTTTAGGCCCACAGATATACGAAGAGCAGAGATTGAAAGCTGAAACAGGTGTGCAGTTTCAGGGCGATAGAAGAGCAAAGTTTGAAGCAGCAGGTGTTGCACCTACAGTTACTATTGGTCGCTGGTTGTTTAAACCATTTGATGAAATTATAGAACCAGGTACTAAAGCATACAGTTTTATTACAGGAACTATAGACTTATTAGCACAGATATTTGCAGACCCTACAGCGTTAGCTACATTAGGCCTATCTAAAGTAGGTAAGTTAGGTAAAACATTTACTAACTTGCAAGATATGAAAAAATTTGAATCAAGTGGACTTATAGGTGCAGCTAGAAAATCAATACACGGACCAACTACTAAACAATTTTTAGCTGGAGATGAAGGTTTAGTTTTTAAAAAGTTTTTATGGGAAAATGCAGAAAATGGACAAGTAATAATTAAACAGTCTAATGAGCAAATTACTGATAAAAAGTTTTTAGATG